TCTTTTTACACCATTGCACTACATCCCAAAGGATCATAAAATAATCACACAATCCATTAGGAACTATAACATTGCACTCTGTTTCTATTCGTTTCAAATAAATTTCAAGTTCTTTAGGATCTAAATTCGCTAATCTTTCATTCACACCTTTTTCTAATTCCTTAAAAAATAATTCTTCAACATTTTTTACTTCAAAATGAGGTAATTTTCTTTCTCCTGTATTAATCCTGAATTTTATATCGTCAACTAATTCAGAAGCATTTAATATACCAGTTGTTATTGCTTCAAATAAAGGTTTTACATCTTCAATCCATTCTGAATAAGAATTAATGGTATCTCCAACGCTTTTGAAATATTGATCTTCTGATTCCGGAGAAACTTTCTTATTGATTTTATTTAATAATGTTTTAAGCTCACTTTCTTCTTTATCAAGATAATATGAATCATTTATCAAAATAGGCTTTAACAATTTGCGATAATTACACAAATATGTATTTATATTTTCAAGATGTTTTTTAAACAACTGTTTAGAAGTAAATTTAACAGTGTCAATCTGATAATATACTTTATCAAAACTTTTATTGTATTTAGTTATAAGTTTTATTACTTCTTTCCTATTATCTTTAATATAATTTAATTCGCTTTCCTTAGGCACTACACAGCATAATCCTTTTCCGAGTGTATAAAGTAATGTATCCGGAATAAAACCATTATAATCAACATTTATAGCTTTATTTATAAGTAACAAATTTTTCCATCCTTGATAATTCAAGATATACATTTTTAATTCAAATGTTTCTTGATTTTGCTTTCCCTCTGAATATTCTTTAGCAACAGATATTGTTTCTCCAATTACTGATTTAATCCCCTTTTTTTCACAAAAAGTTTGAAAAGAAAGAGTGCCAGCCATACTATTTTTATCGCAAATTCCAAGCGCCTTACAACCAAGAAAAGAACCCTTTTTAATCCACAATTCGGGAGAACCAGAACCATTCATAATCTCATATTCTGTATGAATGCCTATATGGGCAAAATCCATTATAAACGGTTCACTTGTTTTGCCAAGATATTTAAAATCATTAAATTCCGGCTTGTATATAATTTCATTATACTTATTTTTATCTTGTTTTAATCCTGAATAATAGAATTTAGTTCCGAATTCAAACAAAACAAAATTTACTTTTTTCTCGTCTAATATATCAAATTCATCATCCGAAAGTATAAATGAAAAATCTTCATCAATTATTTTTCCCTCAAATGAATGTAAATAAAGAAAATCACCAATTCCTTCTATTGAAATAATATCGCAATTGTTTAATTTTGACTCTGATATTATCAACTTATTTTCTTCTATCCACTTTGCTAAAGTATCTGTCATATTTATAATTTACCTAAATATTTATGATTCATTTTATTAAACAACCTTGCCGCAAAAAAATTCTTAGCAAGCATTGAAATATCCCAATTAAAATCATCATATCCCATTTCAGATTCTAAATCTTCTATTTCAAAAAAAGCGCAATATCTTTCATCATCTTTTTCTGCAATAGTCATTGAATCAGTCATTTTTTCCTTGTATTTTAAATAAATCTTTAATAGTCTATAAGAACTATAAAGATAATTAGAAAAAGTTGCTAATTGCTCAATTTCGTCTTGTATCTCATCTTCTCCTTTTGATATCTTAATAAGATTATTAATTATAATTTGAAGATTATATTCAATTTCTCTAAAACGATTTACAGGTATTTCATGGCTAAAATTAAAATCTATATGTTTTTCTTCAGCATCACAATCTTCATACATATTTCCAACTACCTTGTCGTCTTTATATTTTTTTATCCATAAATCACTCATACTTTTAGCAATATCATTCCATTCATATATGTGAAGAGTTTGAGAATTATGCGTTTGAGTTCCAAGTTCAATTCCTAAAGATCCAGCGATAATTTCCGTCAAAAAACTAAATTGAAATATATTAGTTGGCAACCCCCAATGCAAATCATTACTTCTATTCTGAATGGTAGTAATTAATTTTCCATTCCTTATTTTCAACATTAATATATCATTGCAAGGTATATCTTTTGTTTTGTATCCCAAATCAAAATTAGGATTCCAAATAGACATAACAACCTGTCTTGTATTAGGATTTTCTGAAAATAATTTAATAGCATCAATGACTTGATCATATCCCTTTGAAGCATTCAAATTATCAACAAATGAATCTTCAGTTCTTATCCCCCAATGTCTTAGACGATAACCATAAGGAGCGTGAAAAGTCTTACCATCATCAGAAAAATCGGATATTTTCTTATTAAAAAGAGTTAGAAAATATGCGTCTTTTTTTCCTAAAGCAATCCATATGGCTTCTGCTAAAAGGAAAAAAATATTTATATTTCTTTTATAACCTCCTACGCATCTGCGATAAGGATTTATCAATTGTGTTTTAAAATCAAGTATTTCTTTTACTTTACCATCACGACTTGGTTCATAAGATTTTTGGGTAAAAATATAATGATTAATTACAGGATACATTCCTGAAAAATTTTCCGTTCTAACTACACCAAGTTCAGGCATAAATACATTATTTAAATCAAAGTCTATGTTCATAATTTCAATTTTATTTTTGTTATTATTCTAATTCAGTCTTTATTTATAACCTAAATAAATAACTTTGTATAAATAAAAAAAGAGGATATTTTCATATCCTCCTTTTAATATTTACAAATGTTACTTATTTCTTTTTTGAAATTTTCTTAGCAACAGGTTTTTTGTTCAAATTTTCTTCCATTTTATTACGATTTTCGCCGAGTTTTTTGTCTATTTTTTGAACAGTAGCAGTAATTTCTCCCATAAAACCAGTAATAATTTCAATTGCTTCTAAAAGCGTAATTCCTTTAATAAAGGGAGCACCACTCCAACAAACTTCATATTCAATTCCGGCTTTATCAAGAGGTTCTTTAGACTTTGTGAAAATCAAAAAATAAAGGGTGCATTTTATTGAATCGTCTTTTTGAATCAAACAATTTTCAATAAGGACTAACGAACGATTAGAATTTTTGCCTTTATATTTGATAGTAACTCCAGACTTCGATATCCAATTATACACATATTCACTTTCCGGAAATAATTTATGTAAAGGTTTAAATGCTTTTCTATCTTCTTCATTGTTTTTGGGATCAAGTTTCACAATACTTTTTTTATCCGTTTTTCCAGTTTCAACTACCTTTTTAGCAGGAACTTTTTCAACTGATTTTTTACTTACTTTTACATTAGAAGCTAAAACAGGTTTTTCATCTTCATCTTCTTCTTCTACTTCTACTTTTTTAGTAATTTTTGAAGATTTTTTTACAGGTTTTGAAGATTTTTTTACAGGTTTTTCATCTTCGTCATCTTCTTCTTCCTCGTCTTCTTCTACTTTTTTAACAACAGGTTTTGAAGATTTTTTTACAGGTTTTTCATCTTCATCATCTTCTTCGTCATCTTCTTCTTCCTCGTCTTCTTCTTCGTCCTCTACTTCTACTTTTTTAACAGCAGGTTTTGAAGATTTTTTTACAGGTTTTTCTTCTTCTTCCATAACTTCTTTAGCAAGTTCATCATTTTCATCTTCTTCAGAAGAATCATCATTATTATTTTCATCTTCTACAAAAGATTCAGCGATTTCAATCAATGTATCGATGTCTTCATCATCCATACCATCAATTCCATTACTGGCGAGAATTTCAATAAGTTTTTCACGTGCTTCTTCTTCAGTTTTAACATTAATTCCTAATGTTTTCACTCTTTTTGCAATTGTTGCATTCATTTTAGTTGCCATTTTTTTTACGATTTAAAAATTTGTTTATACTACTTTATTAAGCCCTCAATCAATCTTCATCTAAATTATAACTTGAATAAACTTTACGCTTTTGAAGTAAATCATTGCCATATTTTTTTATAAGATAACTTTTTTGCATCTCTATTATATCTATTACAGTAAATGGTTCATCTCCATTATCAATCACTTGTTTTTTTATTTTTTCCTCTTCTTTATTGTAATAAACTTTGTTGATGATTTTTCTATTGTAACCTCTCAAAAAAAGGCTAAATACAGATCTTTCTTTACCAGATAAACCTTCCAATAAATCAATACCATTTACAAAAAACTTATTTTTTTCTGGAACAATATTCGTATCGTCTTCAATTCCATAGTCATAATTGATATCATCAATCCGTGTTTTATAATTTTCTCTGCTTATGTATTTCATGAAATCTCTCATCTTATTGGAACAAGCAGCTTCGAGATAAAAACGAATTGGAACAGGTTTTGACGCTTCATTGTTACGATATTTATCCCATCTTTTACCATAAGATTTTATGGATGTAAATATCTTTATTCTGAATTCTTGAACTAAATCATCGAATTCAAATGACAACTCTTCATACGAAAATATTTTGCTGGCATATTTATTAGCAAGATATTCATATCTATAGTAGAGTTTCTCTGACATTTTAATCTCTTTTCCCATTTTGATTTACGATTTGATTTACGATTTGATTTACGATTTGGTAATTCTGAAGTAAAGATAATACTTTTTTTCACCAAAACAAAATTTTTTTATAAAGTTTTTGGTAAAAAATCAAAGATTTAATCTTTTTTAAATAAAATAGCCAGAAAACTCTATAAATAAGTGTATAATCTCAATATAAAAAAAAATTATAGTATTCTACAGACTTCATCTTTTTTAGCAATTTCATACTTTTGTAACTTTGGAGAATAAAGAGTCAAAGTTTCATCTTCATTTATTTTATCTAAAATCCAAATATCTCCCCTAAATGAAAAATCATTACCTTTAGCATAATAATTTTCTAAATCTGTTTTATTCATTTCAAATTTAGGTTTTCCTAATTTATCAAACAATTCATTTTTTAATTCTTCCATTTTAAATGAATTATTTAATATGCTATCTAAATGATTTCTATCCGCTATGTTTTTAATTTTTTCAACTTTAAAATTCATAACCTTTTGATAATACATTTTATCATTTGGACTGAAATAAATTTTTTTTCTAAATTCAGCAATCAAATATTCTTTTTGTATAGCAATAAAATATTCTGCTACTGAAAGGTTTTTTGTTTTTGCTACCATATTTTTTATTTTTTAAGTTTACCAATCACATCAATATTAAAATCTTTTGGTCTTTGTAAATGAGAAAAAACTTCTAATGCTTCTTCTTCACTACATTCATCTATATCTTTTTTTGTTGTATAACCTATACTTGTAATAAAATAATTTTCAAGCTCCAAACCGTATTTTCTAATTTCTTTAATAGCATCAAAGTCATATATCAATATGATATTTATAATTCCTTTTAATCTTAATTTTTTAGATTGTTCAAACGATATCTTTTTCCCAAATGTACATACGCATTTTATTTCTTCTTGATCCCAAAGTCTTAATACTTTATCGACAGAAATTTTATCAAAGATTCCTTCAACTAAAATAACTGTCGAAGTATTTTCTGTTATTTCATCATAACCAAATAATAATTCTGAAAATTTCGTTCCTGCGCTATTATTGTATCTCAATTTATTATCGGGAACTTTTTTAGAACCATATCTTCCAACAAAACCTTTTATTTCTTTATTATCATAAACAGGAATTAAAACATAATTTTCATATTTTTTAAACAATTTAGTAGCTCCTATATTATAACGCTTACAATCATCAGGCGTTATGCCTCGATTTTTTAAATATGCAGTGCTTGTTAACGAAATTTTCCATCCTGCAGGCATACTTACTAAAGGAAGTTCTTTTAACGTCACCTCATCGTTCTCCAACTCTTTTTCTAACATATTACGAAGACTCTGAATAGTATCACGAATTTCAATAGTAGATCCGCCAAGTAGATAAGTTTTACCAAGTTGTTTTAATAATTTATAAATACTTCCGTGCTCACCGCACTTCTTACAATCAAAAAGTTGAGTTTCCTTACTGACATACATATGTCCTTCTTTACCACAAAAAATACAATCGCACACATATTGACCGCTTCTGTTTAATTTAGGATTTATCAATAAATCTTTCAAATCTGAATCATCTATCATTTTTGATCTTCTCATATTATTCTAAATTCATATTTATCTCCATGGTTCGTTTACGATCATAAAATCTTGCATATTCAAAATTATTTGCTATTAAAATAGGATCTCCATTCTTATATTCTCTTATTTTATCAGTGTGTAATCTCATTATACCTTCTTTGGCTTCGTCTCTTGTTTGATTAATAGTTATAAAAATATCAAATGGACGAATTTTTCCTTTATCTTCACTTAATTGAGCACGAGTAATTACGAACTCTGGATCATTCTTTTGTTCTTCTGGAATGTTTGAACTTTGAGTAGCTGTATGAACAACAGCATTAAATTCCATCGCAAGCATTTTCATTCCTTTTGCAAGTTTAGCTTGCCGAAAACGTTCTTCTCCTGGCGTGTAATTATGTCCATCGCCTACTTCTAACAATTCTAAATAGTCTATAATTATAACATCAATCTTACCATACAGTTTCTCCATTTCTTTGACTTCCTTACGAATATCAACTAAAGTTTTAGCATTAAAACTTTCTTCCGAAGAAACAATAATGTCAGATTTACGAAGTTTTTTTATAATACGTTTTGAAACCTCCATTTTCTTAGGAGGAATATTACCAAGTTTGACATCTTGGTAAAGTGTACCAGTCCAAGCGGCATCGTAACGATTTAAACATTGTTCCTTAGTACCTTCAAGTTGAAAGTGAGCAACTCTAAATCCTTGTCTTGCAGCAGCAACTCCAACGTGAACCAAGACTTGACTTTTACCAGCTCCAGAATCTCCCAACCAAAGAACACATTCTCCTGTTTCCGGACCACCATTTTCTTTACCAAGACGATAATCAAGTTCATCAATTACAGTAGGTATCTTGTATCTATATTTCCAATCTTCGCTTCTACGTTTTGCTTGTCTTTCGGCAAAGTCAGAAAATACAGTTTCAAATTTAGCATCTTTTATAGAAAACTTTCCAAAGTCTTCGGCATATTTTACAAATAAATTCCACGCTTTATCTTTTTCACCTCTATTATAAACGTCAGCAATAAGATCATTAGCTTCAAGAAACTTCATCTTTTTGATAAAAGTCTCAAAAGTATCTATTATTAATTCATGACCTCCTTTTTCATCAATTTCAACATCAGAAATTTCTTCTAACTTTTCAAGCACTTTTTCATCATCAGAAAATTGTTGCTGAATTTGTCCTAAAGTCGGAACTTTACCTGTTTTATCATATTTATTTACAGCCCATTGCCAAATTTTCTTTTCAGAATCAATCTGTAAATAAGAAAACTTTAAATATTGCCTTGCTATTTCAAACACAGTCCTTCTTTCAAAGGCTGCTGCGAATAATTCAATTACAA